GTTTTGGAAGCACCAACGTTATTGCCGTTCAGAGAGGATGGATGGGAACTGGATTTGGTACTCACTCTCTTGGTGCCAAAGTTGAAAAATATGAAGGTGGTTACAATATTGTTGGAAATACTATTAATTTCTATACTGCTCCCGGTGGATTAGTTCCAAAAGTAACTACTGATCCAGATGATCTAGATTTTACTGGAATTCAAACCACATCAGTATTCCAAGGAAGAGCTTTCCTAAGAAACGGTTTAGTTGGAACTACTACACACACTTATGCAACAAATTACTTATTTGATTCTATATCAACAGAATTAACTGGTGTTGGTAAGACCTTTACGATTAAACAAGATGGAGTTAACGTCGAAGGTTTTAGTACCAGTCATGGTCTTGTTTTAATCAATGATATCGCGCAGATTCCATCTCAGGATTCTAGAATTAATAATTTTGAGTTTACTGAGAATGCCGGTATCACATCTGTTGTATTCAGTGGATTTGCAGCATCTGTTACTAATGATGTAAACACGGGTAGTATTCCTGTTGGCGGTATTATTATTTCGGTTGGTTCTAGTCAAGGTTATGGTTATCAACCATTAGTGGCTGCTGGCGGAACTGCTAATGTTAGTGGATTTGGAACTATAACCTCTATTAGTATTGGTAATAGTGGTTCTGGATATAGATCGGGAATTGCAACTCTTAATGGAGTTGTTCGTGAATTGTCTTACAATGTTGGTCTTAGATCTAGTGATGTTGATACCGTTAATGTAACATCTATTGGCACGGCAATTGTATCAAATGGCAATATCACTAGCATTAGCATTGCAAATCCTGGCACTGGATATACATTCAGCAATCCTCCAATTGTTGTTATCGATGAACCTATTCCGTATACACGTATTCCATTAGTTTATCATCCAGATTCTCCTGGTTCTAAAATTGGAACAAATGCATATATTGATCTCGAAGTATCACAAAACTCTAATGTGTCCGGTTTTAATATTATTAATAGTGGATATGGATTTAAAGTTGGAGAAATTCTAACAGTTCCAAAAGGTGGAGTTACTGGTATCCCAACTTATAGTATTTCTACTACTCCTATTGGATTTGGCACCAATAACTACGAAGTTCAGTTTGCAACATATAATGCTGTTACCGGTATTATTACTGCAACTATTGGTATTCATACTATCGCTATAACTGATCAAATTACTTTGGTTGATGAGTCATTAATCTTCTCTTGTGATAGTGATCAATTCAAACAAAGGATTGGTTATCCAAGACCAACTGATCCTGCATCAGGAACTGGTCGCACAGTTACTGCGGTTTCTTCTGATTCAATTACATTCGATGTTGGTCCTGCTCAATCAGGTTCCTCATATATCCATAGATTTGTTGGTGCAGGAGTAAGTGATGTTAGAATTAACGTCAATAGAATCGATTCTGATAAATTTACAGGATGGAGATTTGGTGACTTAGACGTATTTGATAAACTTGATTCCTTCTTCGATGGTCAATCTAAGGTCTTCACTATGAGAAAGGGAGGAACTCCAACTTCAATTAGAGCAAAAAAAGGATCTTTAATTGATGTTGAACAAACTATCCTAGTATTCTTGAATAATATTTTGCAAGAACCAGGATCCGCATATGAATTTAATGGTGGTTCAAATATTACATTCTCAGAAGCACCAAAAGTTGGTGACACATGTGCAATTTTGTTCTATCGTGGAACTGGTAGTGTTGATGTTATCAGTAGAGATATTATTGAGACAATTAAAAGCGGAGATACTGTCACAATTATGGCAGGTGACAATCAAAATTCATTCGTGTTTGATCAAGATAAAAGATTTGTATCTGGTATTACAACTGCTGATACTTTCACCACATCTCCATATCAAGGACCTGGTTTAAGAACTGATGTGACAGTTGAAAGACCAATGATGTGGTGTAGACAACAGGAAGATCTATTCTTAAATGGAAATCCTGTAACAAAGGATAGAGACCTTTACACTGCAAGAATTTTCCCAGAAGCACATATTATTAAACCAGTTGGTTTAGGTTCTACTGAAATCTGGGTGGATAGTATTGCTTCATTTAATAGTTATCCAGAATCTTTGAGAAGTAACTTACAAACAGTACAAATTATTAATCAAGATTTAAAAGTCGGAGCAGCTGCTACCGCTATTGTATCTGGTTTTGGCACTGTCTCTTCAATCAGTATCACAAACTCTGGTCTTGGATACACGACAGCACCATTAGTTTCTATTGCTAATAGTGTTGGTCTTGGTTCTGCAACCAGAGCGACTGCTACTGCATCCATGACTGGAACAGCAGTTACTTCAATCAGTGTAAATAACGCTGGCGCTGGTTATACATTCAGCAATCCACCTATCGTTCTTCTTACTCCTCCAAACTTTGAGGTGGAAGAAATTGAGAGTGTAAACTATGCAGGTGATTATGGAATCATTAGTGGAGTTTCCACAGCATCTCCCACACAACTTGTATTTGATCTTCTCATCCCATTAAATTCTATTTTGAGAAGCACTGCATTCATGGGTCCTGGTGTTGCAAGAACAATTCCAAATATTGCAAGTGGATATCCATTTGTTGTATTTGATTCCAATATTGGTCAAGGAGTCACATCACTTGATCTTGGTGGATCTGTTCTTGGAATTGGAACAACTTGTCTAGATAATGTATATGAAGCAGTATCTGTCTCTGTTGGAACAACAGAAGCAGTTGGGTTTGGAACAACTTATGTTGCCAAGGTCACAGTAAATGTTGATAGTCTCAATGGTATAACTGGAATTGGTTATAGTCAATTCTTTGGTAAATATAGTTGGGGTCAACTTAAAACGTTTACTAGATCTGGTATTGCCAAAACATTTACACCTGCACTGGATAATGGATTTGCCGGAATATCAACTGGACCATTGATTCTGAGGAGTCTACCCTTAAAATCAGTTGGTTATCTAACATAAATAACTAGAAAAAAGTTAAAATGGCTGCAATTATAACTGAACAGTTTCGTGTCCTCAGTGCGAGTAATTTCGTTTCGGGGATATCCTCAACTGGTAGTTCCTATTACACATGGGTTGGGTTACCAAATGCCGTCAATCTTGACGCAAATTGGAATACTAGCCCACCAGCACCGATAGATTCTATCAATGAAGAGAATCGTTATTGGGATACAATGCTATCTATGAAGAAGATTAATTCTTCTGATGTGAAAAGAGTTGTAGAAAAGTATTCATGGGCATCTGGTGAAAAGTATGACATGTATAGAAATGATTATAGTAGAAATAATCTTGCCCCTATTTCAAAATCAACGACGTTATATAACTCAAAATATTATGTAGTCAATAGAGATTATAGAGTTTATATTTGTTTGCATAATGGTATTTCTCCGGAGAACCCAACTGGAAAACCATCTCTTGATGAACCGTTATTTACTGATTTAGAACCAAGATCATCTGGTAGTAGTGGAGATGATTATATTTGGAAGTATCTCTACACTTTAACTCCGTCAGATATCCTTAGGTTTGAATCTTCTAATTTTATTCCTGTCCCAAATGATTGGAGTTCAAATTCTGATAACATAGCAGTTAAGGACAATTCTTCTACTAGTGGTCAAATAAAAGTCGTAACAGTTGCTGATAGGGGTGCTGGTTATGGAACTGCATTAACTTATAGTAATGTAGATATTTTTGGTGATGGTGAAGGGGCAAAGGCAAGTGTAACTGTTAATTCTGATGGTAAGATTGAAACTGTTGACGTTTCTAACGGTGGATCAGGATACTCATTTGCAACTCTTGACTTAGATAGTGCAGGTATTGTTAATAACAGTGGTAGTGTGAATGCAGTTACTAATGTAATCATTCCACCATATGGTGGTCATGGTGCTGATATTTACAATGAACTTGGTGCTCGTAAAGTCATGATTTATTCAAGACTTGAAAATGATGCTACTAACCCTGATTTTATTACTGGAAACGAATTTGCCAGGATTGGCATTGTTAAAGATCCTCTTGTTTATGGATCAACTAGCAGAGTATCATCAGAAAAAGCAAGTGCTGTTTATGCAGTAAAAGTTATTGCTGGTCAATTGGATCAAGTCTCATTTGTTGAGGATGATGTAATTACGCAAAATATTGGAGTTGGATCAACTGCAATTGGTAGGGTTGTTTCTTTTGACAATAATACTGGTGTTTTGAAGTATTGGCAAGATAGTCAAGTAGCAACATCGTCCACTGCTGGTGTCAATCCACTCTATGGATATAAACTACTGAGATTCCAAAATTCACTCACAAATGGTGGTTCTTTTAATATTAATGGTGGTAATGCCACTGTTGCTATCGACACATCTTTCTCGGGTATATCTACCGTTCTAAATAATAGGACCTACTTCCTAGGCCAGACGTTTGACAAAGGAACTGCGAATCCTGAGGTTAATCCTCAGAGTGGACAGATAATCTATGTTGACAACAGACCATCTGTATTGAGATCGTCAAACCAAAAAGAAGATATTAAAATCGTTTTAGAATTCTAAGAAAATGCCCCAGGAAACTAATCTAAACATCACTCCATATTATGATGATTTTGATGCTGCGAATAATTTTCACAGAGTTCTTTTTAAACCAGGAACTCCGGTTCAGGCTAGGGAACTAACTGGATTACAATCTATTCTTCAAGATCAGATTGAAAAATTTGGAACACACTTTTTTAAAGAAGGTTCCAAAGTAATTCCTGGACAACTTTCTTATCAAGATGTCTTTACTGGTGTATGCATAGATCCGAATTTTGCCGGTATTCCGATTAGTTTATATGTAGAACAACTTATTGGAAAAAAATTCAGGGGCGAAGAATCTGGAATTGAAGCAAGAATTGACTTTGTTTTAGAGTCATCGGATTCGGAACTAAGTTTAGATACTTTATATTTCACAATTATTAAAAGTGGAACAAACTTCGAGAATGGTAATTTTACAGAAGGAGAAAATTTAATTCTTCTGGAATCTACTTCTTATGGCAATACTGTAATTTCTGCCAATCAAGGATTTGCCAGAGCTGTTTCAGTTGAAGCAAATATTACTGGATCTGCTGCAAATATTCAAGAAGGTGTATATTTTTTAAGAGGAAATTTTGTAACTGTCAATCCCCAGACAATTCTTCTTCAACAGTATGATTCCATGCCAACTTTGAAGGTTGGTTTGACTGTTATTGAAGAAATTATTAATGCTGATGAAGATCAATCTCTTAATGATAATGCACAAGGGTTTAGTAACTACTCGGCACCAGGTGCTGATAGATTAAAAATCTCAGCCATATTGTCTTCAAAGTTAATCATCGATAATGATGATCCAACTTTTGTTGAATTGATGAGAATTCAAAATGGAGAAGTTGAAACTTTTGTAAGAAATAGTGAATATAACTACGTTAAAGCAGAATTTGCTAGAAGAACTCATGACGAGTCCGGCAATTACTATATCAAACCTTTTGAACTGTCAATTAAAAATACTTTAAATAACTATCTTGGAAATGATGGTTTATATAACGCTGATGAACTAACATATCAAGCAAATACTCCTTCCGATGCTTTGATGGAGTATGTGTTTTCCTCAGGCAAAGCATATGTAAGTGGATTTGAAGTTGAAAAGCAAACTGATACAGTAATTGACGTTGATAAACCTAGAACTACTAGAAGAGTATTTCAAGAAGCTGTACCTATTTCAATCGGTCCAAAAATTACAATTAATAATGTTCATGGTTCACCCGTTGTTGGTTTTGGAACTACTATTGCAGCAACTCTCAGAGATTCAAGAGTTGGCGTAGGTTCCACTTTACCAGCAGGACAAGCAATTGGTGAGTGTAGAATTTATGATTATAATTTAGAATCCCAAGTTTTTGAGGGTCCTCAGTCAGAGTATACATTAAGACTATTTGATATTTCTCCATATACAAAATTAGAGATTACACAACCCTTTACTTCATTGCGTTCTGGTGCTTTCTTATCTGGACAAAATAGTGGTGCATCTGGATTTATTGTCGATAATGCTTCTGGAATTTCCACTTTTAGTCTTAGACAAGTAAAGGGAACTTTCCATAAAGGAGAGAAAATTTCTGTTGATGGTGTAGATTTCACCACTACTGTTGCTATTACTACAAACTATGATATTTCAAAAGTAAAATCAGTATATCAAGGAACGTCAGTAGGAATTCAAACATTTAATGCTGATCTAAAACTTTCAACATCTAGAAAGTTTGGAACTCCTTTTACTATCACAGGTAGAAGTGGTAGTAATGCAGCTGCTACTCCTGCTGGTTTTAGTACGATTACTGCTGAAAGAGGTACGTTTGTTGGCATCGTTACTACAAACGATCTTGTCAGGTTTATCTCAACTGACATTACTATTTCCGATCCAGTTTTACTTCGAGTTCATAGTATTAACAACACCGCGTCTGAGATGACCCTAGCAGGCATTCAGACCGTCTCTAACCTGTTTGATGGTGCTCCGCCTGCCAACGTACAACAAATCACTAATTTAGAGGTTGTAAGTGGTGATTTAATTAATGTAGATGACAACACATTATATACAGAATTAGGTGCAAGTAATATTGACAATGTTGATCTTGGAACTGCACAGATTATAATTAAAAAAGTCTTTAATAACGTTTCATCTGCTTCCAGTACACTTACATTACCAACAGCTGCTGATAATCAATTCTATCTCCCGTTTGATGAGGAGAGATATCATGTTGCTTATCGAGATGGCACCATTCAACCTTTAACAGAGGATATGGTTGTACCAGCTAC